TGTGCCGATTCAGACAGGGTGCTTTTCCACAGGCCGCCGCTGCGGCCTTTTTCTTTTCCACGGTTCAAAAGGAGGTCTGCACGTGGCTGACCTGGTAAGCGCCGCCAAGAGCGGCAACAAGCGCGAGACCCTGGAAGCCCTGCGCGACAAGATCGCGACGAGCATCCAGGACTGCGAGAGCGGACGCGACGTCGCGGCGCTCTCCAAGCGCCTCATGGAAGTGATGAACGAGATCGACGCGCTCCCGAGCCTGTCGGACGACGACGAGCTGGCGGAACTGCAAGAGCTATATGGCTAGGCTCGGCGGGCAGACGCCGACCTGGAGCCATGTGGGCAGCTACGCGAGCAGCGCGGGGGAGAAGGCGTGCTCGTTCTTCGCGAAGCACGGCGCGAGGTTCTACGACAGCCAGAGGCTCGAGTTCGAGCTGATGCTGGCGAGGGACGAGCTCGGCGGGTTCGCCGCGAAGTCGCTGTGCATCACCAAGCCGCGCCAGAACGGCAAGAGCTACGCGGCGCGGTACTACGTGCTCTGGATGGCGATGATATGCGGCAAGAAGTGCCTATTCAGCGCACATCACAGCAGGACGAGCCGCGACATGTTCAAGCAGCTGTGCGACATGCTCGACCCGACGGTGGACGAGTTCTTCGCCAAGCAGGTGAAGAGCATATACCGCGCTGGCGGCTACGAGGGCATCTACTTCAAGAAAGGTGGCTGCATCGAGTTCCAGACGCGCACCAACTCGGGCGGGCGCGGCGGCACGTACTCCGTGCTCGTGCTCGACGAGGCGCAGGAGCTGACGCCGGCACAGCAGGACGCGCTCCTGCCGACCGTCTCGGCTGCCGGCGAGATAGCCGACGGCGCGAGCGAGCCGCAGAAGATATACATCGGGACGGTCCCAGGGCCAGAGTGCCAAGGGACGGTTTTCCGCGAGCTGCACGATCGGGCGCATGCCGGCGAGTCGACGATATGGTGGCTCGAATGGGGAGCCACGGGCGAGACGCTGGCAGACGTGGACATCGACAACGTCGATTTGTGGTACGAGTGCAACCCCGCCATGGGGCGGCGCATGTCGGAGGACACGGTGCGCGACGAGCACGACACCATGAGCCGCGACGGGTTCGCCCGCGAACGGCTCGGCTGGTGGTCGCCGACCGCAGGACTGCCCGACTTCGCGATACCAGCCAGCAAGTTCGAGTCGCTTGCCGTGGACACGGCTCCGACAGAGGGCCGCGTGGCCTACGGCGTGAAGTTCTCGCCCGACGGCTCGGAGGTCAGCTTGGCAGCCGCCAGGCTGCACGACGGCAGGTGCTACGTCGAGCAGGTGCGCCGCGAGCCGATGGCCATGGGCCTCGGATGGCTCGCGTCCTGGATCGCGGAGCGCAAGGCGGTGGGCAGCAGCTGCGTGATAGACGGCAAGTCGGGCGCCCAGGCGCTCGTGGACAGGCTCGACACGATGCCTATCAACTACATCGTCACGCCTAGCGCGGCGCAGGTCATAGCGGCCTGCACGGCGCTGGTGGACAGCGTGAACGAGGGGACGCTGGAATGGTTCAGGCCGCAGAGCGACCTGCTCGACAGCGCGACAACCTCGACTCGCAGGGCAATCGGCTCCACGGGGGGCTGGGGATTCGGAGGTGAGAATCCCATACCGATAAGCGCGGCCGCGCTCGCGCTATGGGGTGTCTACAACTCGAAACGGAATCCCGGGAGGAAGCAGAGGATTGGATGATTAACGGTTTCGACGGTTTCGTTACTGCCGAAGGCCTGCCGCGTGGCGAGCGCGCCACAGCCGCAGAGCTGCTTGAAATCTACAACGCCCACCTAGCGGCGAACGAGGAAAAGGGCCGTTACTACGACCAGATGGTCACGGCTGGCGAGTGCAACCTCGGCATCGCGCTGCCCGACGACCTCAACAACTTCGAGATGGCGTGCTGCTGGCCCGAGAAGGCCGTCACGGCGCTGGCCGACCGCAGCCGCTTCGACGGCTTCGTGAACGCCAACGGCGAGAGCATGCCTGAGCTGGACGACATCGTGCGGGACAACCGCCTGGTGTCGAACTACTCGATGGGCGTCATCGACGAGCTGAAGCACGGCGGCATCCTGCTCACGCTGGCGAGGAACCAGGCAGTGGGCTGCTCCATCCGCTTCCACACGTTCGAGACGAGCGCGGCAAGATGGAACGGCGTGTTGCAGCGCATCGACGCCGCCATGGCCGTGGTGGATTCCAAGAAATCAGACGAGGACTTGCAGTACAGGCCAGCACTCGTGAACCTCTACACGGATGACGCGACGTGGGTCGTCAGGCGCGTGGACAACAAATGGTACGCCACACGCGCCGAGAACGGCCTGGGGCGCTGCATGGCCACGGTCATGCGCAACCAGCCGACCAACGGCCAGCCGCTCGGCACGAGCCGCATCACGCGCTCGGTGCGTGCGCTAACCCGCGGGTACATCCGCACGATGACGCTCGCCACGATCGGGCTTGAGTTCTCCACTTCTCCGCAGAAGTACCTTATGGGCGTTTCTGATGCTCAATACGACGCGCTCATCAACGAGAAGTTCGCCAGGTACATCGACTCGATGATGCTCGGCACGGTCGACCCAGACACGGGGCAGATACCGCAGTACGGCCAGCTCGCCCAGGGCACCTTGCAGCCGCACGTGGACATGCTGCGCATGCTCTCCACGCAGTACGCGGCAGCGACGTGCCTGAGCGTGACCGACGCTGGCGTGGTCAACGACGCGAACCCGACGAGCGCGGACGCGCTCACGGCGCAGAACGACAAGCTCATCAGGCGCGCCGAGGACTTGAACGCCTTCAACGCCGACGAGCTGCGCGACGTGGCACTCATGGCCCTGGCGGTCAAGCGCAACAAGTCGCTGTCGCAGCTCTCCGACGATGACCGCGACGTGATGGCGCACTTCCTGCCGCCGGCGATGCCGAACCAGGCCGCCATGGGCGACTGGGCGGTGAAGCTGGCGACGGCTGACCCTGATTTCGCGGGCACCGACGTGTACTACGAGATGCAGGGCTTCGACAAGCCGACCATCGCGCGGATCCAGGCGCAGAAGCGCAGGAACCAGGGCATGAACCTGCTGACCGCTTTCTCAGGGGTGAACAGTGGCAAGGAAGATACCAGCGTCGCTTACGAGACGGTATAACTCGGCAATCAAGCGCCAGGGCGATGCTGCCGAGAAGTCTGTCAAGACTGCTCTTAAGGAGTACATGCGCGAGAATCCAGATGCAACTGTCGAAGAGATACGCGATTTCGCAATCGAGATGATGGTTGCTGCTGGAGATTTGTACGGCAACGCTTGCTCGCAGGCCGCGTTGGAGCTACAGGAAGAGATTGCGCTTGAGTTCGCTACGTCGCCGCCAGATCTTAGCGGATGGCTCTACGAGCCAGATACCGAATCTATCGAGCGCACGGCCCATTACCAGGCTGGCAAGCTGGTGGACGGCGATTACGACGGTTTCGTCAATGAGATAAGCGATGCGGCGCGTTACTACGCCGAACGTGGAGCAAATGCCACGATGGCGCAGACGGCGCGAAAGCAGGCATCATCTAAAAGCAGAAAGTCAAGGCGCGGTGGAGCGAGCACGCACGGTGTTCTGTTCGCCAGAGTGCCGTCAGGTGCGACCACTTGTCCGTTCTGCCTAATGCTCGCATCGCGCGGGTTCGTGTACCTCTCGAAGGAGTCAGCAGGAGAATTCGACCAATACCACAGACATTGCGACTGCCGTATCGTGCCGGGCTATCCGGGGATGGAGCTGGAAGGCTACGACCCCGACAAGTACTACGACATGTGGAAGAACGCGCAGGAGCAGGACGAGGAATCGGAGCAGTGATGAAGCACGCGGTCTTCTGCGCCACCCGCAACCTCTACGGGGACATGGAGGCCGCCGCGAGGTCGCTCGTGGCGAACAGCGACGTGGGGTGCGTGCACTTCCTCATCGAGGACGACGAGTTCCCCAGGGAGCTGCCCAGCATCGTCAAGTGCCACAACGTGAGCGACCAGGAGTTCTTCCCGAGGATGGGACCGAACGCGCTCACCGGGTGGACGTGGATGGTGCTCATGCGCGCCGCGCTCTGCCATGTGCTGACAGATGTCGACGTTGTCCTGTCGATGGACTGCGACGCCTTCTGCGTCCGTGACGCCAGGGGCATCTGGGACGCAGATCTGGGAGGCAAGTACCTCGCGGGCGTGACGGAGCGCGCCAAGGCGAAGCCCGGCAAGCAGTACGTCAACTTCGGCGTGGTGCTGTTCAACCTCGCGGCGCTGCGAGACGGCAAGGCCGACGAGATCATAGAAGCCCTGAACAACAAGAGGTTCAAGTTCCCCGAGCAGGACGCCGCGAACGAGCTGTGCAACGGGCGCATAACCGAGCTGCCCGACGAGTACAACGCCATGTCGTTCAACGCGCACGTGGAGAACCCGCGCATAGTTCACTTCGCCGGCGTTGGCCGCGACAAGTGGCGCGAGAACCCCGAGGCTCGGCTGTACCTGGACATGACGTGGGACGAGGCCATGGAGCTGCACGACACGGCGGCGTATGCCGGCGTTCCCGTGCTCTTCGCGTCGAACCACACGCTTGAGCGCAGCGAGTCCATCAGGGCGGTGTTCGGAGCGTTCAGGGGCCCGAAGGAGCTGATACGCCCCGTCGAGGCCATAACAGATATCCGCGGCTACGAGGTCGTGGTGACCGACACGCTCACGCCGTACGTCCCCGACAAGGACTTCACGCTCGTGAACATCGGGCACGGCGTGACTGGCGGCAAGCTGTACGGCCTGGACGAGAAGCGCGGCATCGACAGGCGCGCCCTGGCGCAGACCGACTACGTGGTGAACGCATCGACCAAGACGGTCGACATAGCCGCGAAGCAGTTCGGCATCCCGCAGGAGCGGGTCGTGCCGCTCGGCTTCCCGCGCACCGACATGCTCGTGGGCAAGAAGAAGGGCGACGGCAGGACGTTCCTGACGCGCTACAACCGCGCGTACCTCTACGCGCCGACCTTCAGGGGACGCAACGACGGCGAGCACCTGCCGCGCATCGATTGGACTAAATTAGACAGTTTGCTCGAAGACGACGAGATCATCGTGGTCAAGCGGCACTACTTCCAGCACGAGCCGATAGTCACGCAGGACGTGGACAGGATAGCCGAGGTCACTACAGCCGAAGGCATAGCGCCGTACCTCATGGACTGCGACGTTCTGATAACCGACTACAGCTCCACGCTGTTCGATGCGTACATGCTCGGCAAGCCGTGCGTGCTGCTTACCGACGACATGGACGCCTACCTGTCGACGCGCGGCATGTACTTCGACTACCCAGCCAGGTACTGCTCGCGCTGGATTGACGCCGAGGGCAACGAGGAAAAGCTGCTCGGCCATCTACGCGCAGCCTGCGTGACGGGCATGAGGCACACCGAGCGCAACCTGCTCGACACGGTCGCGGACATGTGCGACGGAAACAGCGCGAAGCGCGTCTGCGACTTCATAGCGTCGCTGATGTGAGCAAGACGGACAACTTACCGATGAACCAAGCGCCCACGGGCGCTTTTTTCATGCCCACGTGGGGGCTTCCCACGGTCAATGACGACAGCCAAAGGCTGGGAAAGGGGCTAGACATGCCCGAGAACGTCGAAACGACGGAGAACGCCACGCAGGGCGCACCTGCGGAGCAAGAGCGCACGTTCACGCAATCGGAGATGGACGCCATCATCGGCGAACGCCTGAAGCGGGACCGCGCGAAGTACGCCGACTACGACGAGCTGAAGGCCAAGGCCGCCAAGTACGACGAGGCGGAGGAAGCCAGCAAGAGCGAGTTGCAGAAGGCGGTCGAGGAACGGGACAGGCTGAAAGCCGAAGTCGAGAAGTACAAGGCCGACAAGGAGCGCGCCGACCTGGTGGCGAAAGCAGCCGCAGAGCACAGGGTCGACGCCGCGCTGCTCGCCCGCATGAGCGGTGACGTGGAAGAGAACGCCAGGTTCCTGGCCGAGCAGATGGCGAGCGCGCCGAAGTACGGCGAAGTCCACGACGGTGGCGAAGTAAGCAAGCCGAAACCTCAACCATTGGAGATTCCATCTATCATTTAGGAGGGCTAGAATGGCTCGCACCAATTCCATCAACATCCTGCTCGAGAACTCCAGCAAGGACAAGCTCGCCGAGGCCTACGGCGCAGTAATCAACAACATCCAGAAGAACCTCATCAGCTCGCAGCTGAAGAACACCGACCTGTCCGGCACCCCCGGCGCAGGCTCCTACGAGGCCAAGCGTTTCACCAACACGACCTCCAAGAGCTACGGCACCGCCCGCGGCAACCATGCAGGCGACAAGATCGTGGCCCGTCCCGTGACCGTCAACGTCGACGTGGACAAGGAGCTGGTGAACGAGGTCGAGCAGAAGGACGTGACCCTGTACGGCGTCGCCGACATGGTAGCCCGCAAGGCCGCCAGCAACGAGAAGGCCATGCGCCGCGATCTCGAGCGCGCCTTCTTCGCCCAGGCCGTCAGCGCCGGCACCGTCCATTCGCTGTCCGCCGTTACCATCGAGGCCAAGGCCGAAGAGCTCATCCAGCTCGTCGAGACCGTCCAGAACGACTTCGTCGACGGCGTCGAGCGCGACATGATCGCCCTCGTCCTCACGCCGTCCCTCTACGGCCAGCTGCGCACCTACTTCGACAAGGTCGAGCAGGGCAACGCAACCGCCGAGGCCGTCGGCTACTTCCACGGCGTCCGCGTGTTCAGCTCCATCTACATGCCGTCTGGCATCGACGCCATCGTCATGGCAGAGGGCTCCATCGCGCAGCCCGTCCTGCCGACCATCGCGCAGCCCGAGCGCATCCAGCTGTCGAACGCCATCGGCTTCGGCATCTTCTACAGCTACGGCACCAAGGCCGTCACGCCTGACCTCATCTTCTACGTCGGCAGCGCCAGCTCGTCCGGCGTCGTTGGCGCATAGAGATGCGCGCCAAGGTGATCTGCCCGTTCTTCGACTTGGAGAAGGGCGATTTCGCGACCCCCGATAACACCTACCAGGTGGGCGACATTTTCGAGGGCACCGCGGCAAGGATCAACGGGCTTGCAGAGAAGGGATTCGTGCGCAAGCTCCCGACGCGCAAACGCGCAAAAGCAAAGGAGTAGAAAATGTCTTACGCGACCGTTGAGCAGTATGTCGCCAGATTCGGTGACGTGTCGAACGAGGACATGCTCCAAGAATGTCTGGACGATGCCAGTAGGGTCATCAACGTCGCGCTAGACCGCGCTGGAATCGACCGCTCGAACCCGCAGGGCGAGTTCGCCGACAACCTCATGAGCGTCTGCCGCTCGATGGCGAACCGCGTCATGCCGACCGAGACGGCGATGCCGCAAGGCGTGACAGGGTACTCGGTCGGGGCGGTCGGGTTCTCGGAGTCCTACAACTTCGCCACCGCCTACGGAACGCCCAAGCTGCTCGACAGCGAGCGTTACCTTCTCGGCATCAGCGGCAAGGTCGGCTTCGCGCGCCCGTCGTACGGCAGGCTGGAGGCAAACGATGCTTAAAGGCGAAACCGTCACGGTCTACACGCCGACGGTCACCTACGACGAGAACAAGGACGAGGTCGCGGAGTACGCACCGTCGACGGTGGACAACGTGCTCTTCGGCATGCCGACCACAGAGCAAATCGACGAGGCGATGCGGCTGTACAGCGTCCGCGCCCAGTACACGCTGGGCATCCCGAAGGCGTACACCGCATCGCTCCGCGGCTGCAAGGTCCACAGGCCGCGCGACGGCGAGACCTACGTCATAGCAGGCGACCCGCAACCGCTGCCGCCCGAACTCTGCCCGACGCCCTGGAACCGCGAGGCGATTGCGGGGTGGGTAGATGGGTAACGTCCAGGTGAAGCTGAACCTGGCGGGCGTCAAGGAAGTGCTGAACGACGACGCATCCGTCTCGGAGTGCATGAAGCGCGCCAGGCGGATCGCGTCGGAAGCCAACTCCCAGGCGCCCGACCACGGCTACTACAAGTACCCGCCGTTCATGACGAGCGAGGGAAGGACGACGAAGGGCAACCGCTGCGCCGTCGTCTACACGCGCACGGAACTCGGCAAGCGGATGCAGGCCAAGCACAGCACTCTGACCAAGGCGCTGAAAGCGGGGAGGGGGTAGGAAGTGAACGTAACCACGACGCTCATCGACTACCTGGACCGCGCAACCGACATAGCGTGGTACAGGAACTCGCCGAAGGACGCGCCCGACGAGTACGGGACCGTGCAGCGCGACGGCGGCGCGTCCGAGATTGTCAAGGACGAGCCCGTCGTCACGCTCATGGTCTACGCCGCGACCGACGGCAGGGCCGAGAGCCTTGCCGGTGATGTGCGCGACGCTCTGCTCCGTGCGCAGTGGTCGGTGGACAACTTCTTCGGCGTGTCCGTCGAGGGCATGTACAACGACCCGCTCGACGGCAAGCACAGGCACCGAATCACGGCAACACTAATCGTCAACGACTGACCCGCCACAGCGGGTTTCATTTTGTTAGGGGGTAAACATGGCGGCTAACAACACTGCTGATGTTTCCAACGTCAAGGGCGTGCAGGGCGGCTACGGCTTCTCCGCTCCCTACGGGACCAAGCCGTTCAACGGCGCGGACCCGTTCGCCACGCTCGGGGGAAGCTTCGACAACATGGGCTTCATCAGCTCCGACGGCATCGAGGAAGCCATCGACACCAACACCGAGGAAATCACCGACATGAACGGCGACGTGGTCTACGTCGCGAAGTCGAGCGAGACCGAGACGCTGAAGCTGACGCTCATCAGCATCACGCAGGCGTCGCTGTCCGAGTGGCACGGCCACGACAACGTGGACGCGACCGCTGCCGGATACTTCAAGATCGAGCACACTTCCGCCGAGCACGACCAGCGCGTGTACGTCTTCGAGCTGCTGCTCAAGGACGGCCGCAAGTGGCGCAAGGTCGTCCCGAACGGCCAGGTGACCGAAGTCGGCTCCATCGTCCACGCATCGGGCGACGTTGCAGGGCGCGAGATCACCATCACCTGCTCGCCCGACACCGACGGCGTGCGCGTGTACGACTACATCGAGAAGAGCGCGAGCTCGTCCGGCGTGGCCGGCGCATAGCCTGGAAGGAGCTGACACATGGCCGACGAATCCAACATCAGGAACATCACGGTCGACGGCGTGGAGATGGAAGTCGACACGGCGCGGCTGGAGGACGTGCGCTTCACCTACGCGCTGGGCAAGGTGTCCGCGGAGGAAACGCCCGACGCTGAGAAGCTGGTCTGGTACTCGCGCATGCTCGACGCGCTGTTCGGCCCCAAGGCCTACGGCATCATGTGCGAGGTGGCAGGCGGCGAGACGCTGAGCGCCGAGCGGTGGAACGACTTCTACATGAAGGTGCTGGAAGAGGTCGGTCGAAAAAACTAGTCCTGCTCGCTGGCTTCCTGTCCAGGAGGCCGTGCGAGCTACGTGCGGACTTCCAACGTGTCTACGGCCTGAACATCGACGAGATGGGCGAGTCGTACAGCGTGCGCCATGCCGCGGACCTCGCGGCGATGCTGCCGCGTGACTCGCTCGTCTTCCAGGCTGAGAACCCCGCTCTAGAGTGGAGCGAGGTCATGTACATGCTCCGCAACATCGAGTTCATGCTGCGCGTGCTGGCTTGGCAGAACACGAGGGACGGCCAGAAGGGCAGGAGGAAGCCCAGGCCAGTCGAGACACCAGAGGAACGCGCGAGGCTGCGCGACAAGGTGTCAAACACCGACTGGCGCTACATCGCAGAGCAACTTGACATCGATTTAGGAGGTGAAACGTGGCAGACCTAGCGACAGCCTATGTGAAGATCGTCCCGTCCCTGAAGGGCGCCCAATCGACCATCAAGAAGGAACTCGACGGAGTGGACACGAAGCCGAGCGGCAGGAAGATGGGCGAGGGCATCAAGGCTGGAATCGGCGGGATAGCCATCGGCAACTTCCTTGCGAACGTGTTGACGGCGGCGGCGCAGAAGGCCGCGCAGGCCATGAAGGCCGTCATCGTCGGAGCGTTCAACAACTACGCGGACTACGAGCAGCTGGTTGGCGGCGTGGAGAAGCTGTACGGCGAATCGTCGCAGAAGATGCTCGAATACGCGAACCAGGCGTACATGACGATGGGCAAGTCGAAGAACGAGTACATGGAGCAGGTCACGTCGTTCTCCGCAGCCCTCATCAGCGACCTGGGCGGCGACACAGCAGCAGCTGCCGACCAGGCCAACAAGGCCATGGTCGCAATCGCTGACAACGTGTCCATCTTCGGCAGCAACGTCGAGGACGTGCAGAACGCATACCAGGGCTTCGCCAAGCAGAACTACACGATGCTGGACAACCTGAAGCTCGGTTACGGCGGCACGCAATCCGAGATGAAGCGCCTGATTGCCGACGCGAACGAGTACGCCGCATCAATCGGCCAGGCATCCGACCTTACCATCGACAGCTTCGCCGACGTTGTGACGGCAATCGACCTGATCCAGCAGAAGCAGGGCATAGCCGGCAACGCGGCAGCGGAATCGCTGAAGACGATTTCAGGCTCGATAGCCGCGACCA